TTTTATATTTAATATCATTCAAACAATCTTTAATAAGTTTATTTTTTTCTTTTTTATTACCTGAATATTGTTTTTTTAAATTAACCAATTCAATTTTTGGTTCTTCATTTGTTTCTTTATTCATAATTATTATGATATATATATAATAATAATGAATAAATTATTTTTTGTTAAAAAATTAGCATTATCTTATGGTGCCGATGATTTATACCCATCTAATAGAAAGAATAAAAAATACGCAGTATTATATAATGGTAAAATTATACACTACGGTGATTCAAGATACCAAGACTATATAGACCATAAAAATAATGAAAGAAAAAAACAATATTTAGCACGTGCGACAAATATTAGAAATAGTAATGGTAAATTAACTTATCTTGATAAATCAAGTCCCAATTTTTGGTCAGTATTTACTTTATGGAATGAACAAATGTAAAATTATTACAATACATTGGCACTATTTTCTGTATTTGCTTGAATTAACTGTTGTCCCATATTAGCGTGGGATTCTCGTTGTTGCCCTGTTTCATCAGAAGCCAAACCAGATGTTGGCCTAAAGTCCAATACGGCTGCAGGTTCAACGGGATGTTTAACTTCGTCTCGTTTCATTTCTAATTCTTCTCTTTGTAGAGATTCTGTTAATGCTGGTGTAACTGCTTTATCATCTATCTTTTTATTTGCTTGTTCAAGTAAATCTAATCTTGATGTTGGTTTGGCTGATGATGCTTTTAAAAATCTTTCTTGACTTGACATCCACAAACCGTATTTACTTCTATCGATTGGTCGTGTTTCAATATTTTGTCCTGTTAATAACGACATTTTTTATATATAATATATATGTAATAAAAAAAATATGATATTATAATAAATATAATGTTATCATTAACAGATAATAAGGATAAAAATTTAAAAAAGATTGCTAAAATTATTATAGACAAAGATAAGAAAACAAAAAAATTTATATATCTAACAAATAATAATGATGGTTCTAATGAAATAAAATTACAAAAAAATGAGTCATTACAGATATTACCAGATAAGGACGTTGTAGAAAAAATTTATATATCTGGTGTAAGTGGCAGTGGTAAAAGTACATGGGTAAGTAAATGGTTAAAGGAGTATAAAAAAATGTTTAAGAATGATATATTTTTATTTAGTAGTGTGGATTCAGACGCTGTATTAGATAAATATAAACCTGTTAGAATACCTATAAATGAGGATTTAATAATTGAACCAATTGAGCCATATGAATTAAGAGATTCATTAGTTATATTCGATGATATAGACACAACGCGCAATAAGAGATTTTTAATAACATTGAATAATTTAAGGGACTGGTTATTAGAATGCGGCAGACACCACGATACAAGAATGCTTATAACAAGTCATTTATTAAGCAATTATAGTTCAACCAGAAGAGTGTTAAATGAGGCAACAACGGTTGTTCTTTTCCCAAAGGCTAATGGTTCATATCATATTAAAAATTTTTTAAAACATTACTGCGGGTTTGATAAACACCAAATTAAAAAATTTATAAATTTAAATAGTAGGTGGGTTGCTGTTCGCAGAGGCTACCCGATGATAGTTTATTATGAAAAAGGTATGTATGTTGTTAATACCAGCGATAATGTATAATATAAATATATTAATAAAGTATTTAAAAATATATTGATTAATAAAATAAAAGTAATGCCAATAGATTATAGTAATGCGTGTATTTATAAAATTAGTTGTTTGGATGATTCAGTAGATAAATTATATATTGGTTCTACTGTTAATTTATATAAACGTCAATTATGCCATAAATCCCATTGTTATAATGAAAATAGTAATCATTATAATTATGATGTTTATAAATGTATTAGAAATAATGGCGGATGGAACAATTGGACATTTACAATTATTAAACAAGTTCAGGTAAATAATAAAAGAGAATTAGAAGCAATTGAATGTAAATATGTAATAGATTATGGTGATAAATGTTTAAATCATAGACGACCATATAGAACAAGGGGAGAATATTATGAAGAGAACAAAGAACATTTATTACAATATAAAAAACAATGGTGGCAAAAAAATAAAAAACATAATGCTGAAAAGAAAAAACAATACAGAATAAATAATTTAGAAAGATTAAATAAATATTATTCTCAAGAAGTAATATGTGAATGTGGTGATAAATCTATTGTATCAAATATAGCACGACATAAAAAGACAAAAAAGCACTTCAAGCGAATGAAACAATTAATTAATAAAAGTATTTAAAAATATATTTATTAATAAAATATAAATGATTAAATTAACTAACAAGGAATATTATGATAAAAATAAATCAAAAATAAAGCAACAAATTAAAAATCGAAATGTAATGATTTTATGTGAATGTGGTAAAATGATATATCGTAATAGCAAACCAAAACACATCCTATCAAAACAACATTTAATTATAATGGACCATAACATATTTAAATAAGTTTTTTTATTTAACATATAATATTATATAATATTATAATATAATATGTCAAATATACTGTCTGAATTAAAAGAGATGTGGGAATTATTAGCCATTACTGATATACAGACGATTAAAAGGTATTGTAAAACAAATTTAAGCGATGATGAAAAAAAAGAATTAATTGACCAATATAATAAAGATTTTGCACAATTGCCAAACGATGATAAAGTAAAAGTAAATGTTTTATTATTATTATCACATTTAGGTATCACAGTCTATTAAATAATCTCTTAATAATATTTTAGGAACTAATTTACATTTAGACATTTTATTATCTCCTGCAGATACAGAGCGGCAATAATCTAATTTAATAATTTCTTTTAATTTATTAGTTGGTATAATATATATTTCGTCTTCTTGTTCATGACGACAAATAAAATAAATCCAGTAATCCGATTTAGTAGCGGATATACCAGATGGGTTATTTTTAAATTTATATTCTATACATAGGTTTCCAGTCTTACAAGCCAATTTATCACTTTTTACTTCTATATATATTTTTTTACCATCTTTAATATAATAAAAATCATATTCTTTACATTTACCTTTAGATGGAAAACATTTATAATTAATTAATTTCATGGCTTTATTCTCGTAGATTTTGCCGAATTCTAAATCCTTAATAAAGTTATTCATATAATATTATTAAACATTTTTATTTTCAAAAATAAACAAAAAAACTATATATTTTATATTTATTACTATTAAAATAATAAATCTAATATATATTTATTTAAAGGTTAGCCATAAATTAATTAATTTATGTTATACCAATCTATATTTATGATGAATTGATTTATATTTATGTTTTATAATTTAGATTTTTGCTTTTATAATATATTTATATAATAATATTTTATCATTTTATTATTTTTTATTATATTATATACAAAAAAATAATAAAGTGATATTTTATTTTATTATTTTATTGTATTATTTTATTATTTTATTGTATTATTTTATTATTTTATTGTATTATTTTATTATTTTATTGTATTATTTTATTATTTTATTGTATTATTTTATTATTTATTTTTTACTTTTTACTTTTTACTTTTACCTTTTTCCCGAATAATTTATTAGAATCATTTTATAATTTTAATATTATTATACAAAAAAATAATAAAGTTATTTTATTATTTTATTGTATTATTTTATTTTATTATTTTATTGTATTAGTTTTCTTAAAGTTATTTCATGGTATGGGTGTTTTTCAATCAAATAATCTATTTGCTCTTTATCCATATCATGAATTAATAAGTCAAGAATCTCAACTTTTTGTTTCTGTGTAATTTTCTTTTTTTCTGGCTTTTGTGGTGGTGCTTTTGGTCTTGGTTTGGAATACCAACTCTTTAAAATCGTTGTTCGGCATTTAATACATGTTTTTACAGGATTACCAGTTTTTATATTTTTAAAATCTTCAGGACCATTGCACTTTCTATTACACGTTCGACATCTTAAATGTTTTTCATATTCATCACCATAATCTTTTTTTGAAGGCATTATATTTAAATATATATAATAATTAAATATATTTTATTTTTATATAATTTTTTATATAGTTTTTATAATTTTTTTTATATAGAATTTATTTAAAAAATTATATAAAAATAAAATATAGCCTAAATATTATATAATACTATGCCAAAACTAACTTCAAATAATTACCTTGAATTGGAAGAATATTTTAACGCCGATATTTTATATTACATCCTAAATAATAGAGAGAAATTTAATTTTAAAAAATCAAGCAAAGAGAGTAAAACAAGAATTAAATATTTACAAAACACATTCGGCGATAATTACGATATTTTTAAAATGTGTGAAAAATATTTAAACAATTCTAAGGATAATATTATTAAAACAAAATATAAACAAAATAAACAAAAGGGCAGGTACTTTGCAATAAATGGTTTGTCATTACAAGGTATGATGAAAGAAATACGAAATTTGATAGCAAAAGACTATTATCAAGATATTGATATCGTTAATTGCCATCCTGTTATTCTTTCTCATATATGCAAACAAAATAATATCGATACACCTAAATTAAATAAATATATTAATCATAGGGATGATGTTTTAACAAAGATTTCAAATGATTACTTTGATAAAAAAATGTCAAAACAATTAATTTTATCTATGTTAAATGGTGGCGTATCATGTTATAACGATTTGCAGAATTATTGTAAAAAATGCGATGAGCCTTTCCCATCTTTCGTTGAAAAACTAAAGGTTGAATTAAATAAAATATATTCTTTTTTTACTACAAATAAAAAGTTTATTAAAGATTATAAATTACATTGTAAAAAAAGGGAACAACAGAATATAACAATTAATCATGAAGGCAGTTTTATAAATCATATGCTTTGTGATTATGAAAATAAAATATTGATGTGTATTTATAATTTTTTAGATTCTCCTAAAAATTGTGTGCTATGTTTTGATGGTATTATGGTTGATAAAAATATTAAAATTAATTTAGGAGATATCGAACAAACTATATATGATACATTAAATATTAAAATTAAACTGGCAATAAAAGAAATGGACAGTGATTTTGTTATACCATCTGATATTCCAAAATATATTTATAAAAAGGATGAAAATATTAATTACTTTGATTATTCAGATAATTATGATTATCAATCTTTTTATAATGAATTTAATAATAAAGTTTATGATTCTTATGATACATTAGATGATGAAATAAAAAATAAATATATTAAAGTTATTGGTAAAGTTATTGATAACGAAGGTTCATATATTAAAAAATTAAATGATGGTTATTATAGTATTGTAAAAAAATTAGGTATATCAGATTTTACGATGTATTTTTATTGTGATGAAACAAATAAAAAAATAAAATTAACTTTATCACAATATCTTAATACACAATATGGTTTTAATAAATATGAAATAAAATTAAATAATTCAAATAATAAAAACTTTAATATATGGTCTGGTTTTCAAGCAAAAATAACTGATAAGAAAACTGAAGGATTTGAATTAATTAAAAATTTTATTTTTGAAACGTGGGCATCATCTAATCAAGAATATTATAATTATATTATTAGTTGGTTTGCTGGACTTGTTAAGCCCAATGGTATAAATGGTGTTGCATTGGCTATGGTTTCAGAACAAGGCACAGGCAAAGGATTTTTATTACAATTTATGACATATATATTAAGAAAATGTAATATAATAGAAACAATAGGTATTAATAGTATTACACAGAAACATAATAATGTAATAGAAAATAAAAGATTAGTCGTGGTAAATGAGATGAGCAGCACAAAAGAAGAGTTTAAAAGCAACTTTGATAAAATTAAATCATATATATCTGACCCAACTATTAGTATTGAACCAAAGGGATTATCGCCATATTCTATTGACAATATAGGGAATTATATATTATGCACTAACCATCGTGATAGTATTATTGTAGAAAAAACTGATAGAAGATACGCTATATTTGAGGTTAGTAATAAATATAGGGGTAATATTGAATATTTTAACAATTTAGCAAAGAAATGCTTCAACCAAGGTACAGCAGATGAGTTTTATACTTATTTATTAAATTTTGATTGTGTAAATATTAAAAATATCATTACAACAGAACTAAAGAAGGAGTTAATAAGTATATCTCAACCGACGCCTTTAAAATTTATTGATGCTATAACAGAGCAACCATTAAAAGATTATAATAAAACAATACCAGCCGCTGATTTATATGCTGAATATAGAGGCTGGTGCTTATGTAACGGCGAGAAAAATATTTATACAAGTACTAAATTCGGAATATGTATGAAAGGTGTTTTAGAGAAAAAGAAAACAAATAAAGGTGCTGTATATATATTACCACCAGATGTAGATTAAATGATTAATACTAATATATTATTATATTATTATTATTTATTATATTTTGCTCACGTATGAGACACCACCACCACCACAACAATTAACCGAATAATAAACGATAATTTAATAATCAAAAAGTGGTGGGTTAAAATAAAAGTGGTGGGTTCATTTTTAACCCACCACCAGACCATATTTTAAAAAAATTATTTTATCATCTTATTTTATACTATAAATATATAATAATAATAGAAATATATTAAAAGTGGTGGGTGTGGTGGGTGTGGTGGGTTTTTCACAAAATTTATTTTTTTTTTTTTTAAATTTTTTGGAAAAATAAAAAATAAAAATAATTTTGAGTTAAAAATAACCCACCACCCATCACTAGTCACCACTTTTAGAGAGCGAGCGGAATATTCTATAATTTTATTTTATTTTTGTGGTGGTGGTTGTGTCTGTAAATGGGAAAAAATAAAAAAATAAAAAAATAAAAAAATAATTTGAACCCACCACTGAGAGCAAGCGGATTATTCTATTATTTTATTTGTGTGTTGTGTTGGTGGTTGTGTCCCATATGTAAGAAAAAAATAAATATATATATTAGATGTGTTTATTATATAAAAAAAATTTATATTAATATAATAATAATAATAATAATGGTTGTTAAATGCAGATGTAACAAAAATCCATCTAATTATAAAGAAACTTGCTATTTCAGAGCACCGCAGATATATGATGAGCAATGCGTACATAACCAGGTGTTTGTTAAATTTAAAATTTATAGAAAAGCCTATAATACTAATATATCTGATTCTAATATGATTGGTTTAATCGAGGATGATACATTTGATAATTCATTATATCAACTACCATATAAGTATGCTGTTATGATGTATAAAATTATTTTAAAACAAAAAATTATGAAAAACAAAGGCTACAAACCTAAAATTCATAAAGTGGAACAAAAAAAAAATCTGTATGTTAATTTCGATGATGATAATAGTAATAAAAAATTCTCAATTGAAGAACAATTTATTAATATTTAATTTAATATGTTTTGTTGTAATTGCTGTTTTTTAAATTTTAATTTATTATTAACTGATTTTATTTTTTCATTAATTTCATCGAAATCACTATCATCATTTGATATCATTTTTAATTTATTCATAATATTGTTATGAGATTGAGTTTTCTTATGCGTATTTAAATTAGCCTTAACTATAGCCTTACCGCACTCGCACTCTACGATTTCATTATTTTTTTCATACCAAATCTTTTTATATTTAGATTGATACTCTGCTATTTTTTCAGCATTTAATTTATCATATTTTTTTTGATAATTGATTAACTTTTGTTTATTTTTTTCATAATATTTTTTTGACGTATCATTAAACTTTTGTTTATTTTTTAAATAATATTCTTTGCTGTATTCTGCCTTTGTTCTATTAGGTATTGTTGTATTTAAAAGATTATCATGATTATATAATTTCATAACGTTTGCTTTTTCTTTATTAGCTTCTGCTTTACTTTCGCATCCAAATTTTTTAATAACTACAAAATTATAATTGTTCCATCCTCCGTTCTCTCTAATATATTTATTTAATTTTATGTTATACATCTCACTATTTTCATTATTATAATTATTTTTCATCTTAGTTATTCTGGATTTTAATTTAGTTGTCCAACCGATATAAACCTTATCATCATCACCACTTTTAGATTCAATTTTATAAATCACACATTTGTTATAATTTACCATATCGTGTTATTAATTAATTAACACCAAATCTTTATATTACTTTACTTTTTTTTTAATAATATATTTTATATACATTATTAAAAAAAATATTTAACATCATATAATTATATGACGATAGTATTTTTATAATTCAAATATTTATTTTCTAATGACACAATTTTATTACATAAGTCAATAATAATTTTTTCTTTTTTATCAATTAACAGAGATGTAATAATACAGCCATTATATTTAATATTTTTTTCTCTAAGGTCTGATAATTCCTTATAGGTCCTATCATAATTTAATTGGCACTGTTTCAAATTCATATTCTATTTCACTTTATTATATATACGTGTCAAATCTTTATATCTCTTTCACTTTTTTTTCTTTAAGTCTTTAAGCCCCTAAAAAAATATTAATAAAAAAAAAATTATATTTAATATTTTAATAATATTAAATATAATTCATCATATATAAAATTTAAATTTCAACAGTATTAGATAATATTATTTTATCTTCATAGCCATATACTTTTTCACCATTCTCAAATGCCTCATCTATCTCATCTTCATTATATTCAATAAAGCAACCTAAACTTCTTAATAATTTTTTTAATTTTTTGATTTCATTATTAATTAATTCTAGTTCCTTTTCTTTTTCTTCTATCTCATCATCATAATTAACATTAAATACTAAAATATTATTTACTTCAATATTTTTATTATTATTATTTTCCAAATTAAAAATCTCAGTCCATAAAGCATCATGCTTTTGTTGAGTATTTTTTAATTCTTCCTTCAAATTCATAATAATTTTGTTATTCATATTCTATTTCACTTTATTATATATACGTGTCAAATCTTTATATCTCTTTCACTTTATTATCTTTAAGTCTTTAAGCCCCCTATAATTTTATTAAAAAAATAAATTTATATACCTATTACTTATAATAATAAATTTTTTTATTATTTATCTTCAAATGGGTCAGTGAATTTTAAAGATTCAGTAGGATATAATTGGTTTTGTAAATTCATGAATAACATCATAGTATTCATAAAATTATCAGGTAATTCAAACTCCGCTTCAACTGGGTCAGGTACTGTAACTTCTTTTTCTAATCTTTTGTATGTATCGGCTAATTTTTGAAGTCGTTTTTTTCTTTGTTTTATTTTTTTTTCTGTTCCTTTACCACCTTTCTTCTGTAAGTCTTTTATTTCATCGTTTAATTCACGTATGTCTCCTTCTAATTCTTCTAATTTTGACATACGTTTAATTGGCTTAGTTAATGGGACATTCACCGCTTGAGGTTCAGGTGGATATAATTGATTTTGTAAATTCATTAATAACATCATAGTATTTATAAAATTGCCTGGTTTCAAATCTTCTTCATCAACAACAACTTCTTTTTTTTGTAATCTCAATGGTTTAGGTGGGACTGGCGGAGGTACTTTTTTTCGCATTACTGGTCTTGGTGGGACGGGTGGTGGAACTTTTTTAAATCTTCCTTTTATTCTTGATGCAGTTTCCCAAAATTCTTCATCCATTCTCCTGTTTTTTTCTTTAGTATCTTCAATTTCCTGTCTAATTCGTTTTATTTCTGCTTTATAGTCTCTTTTTGGTTTAAATCGTTCTCTTATCCGCTCAATTGCTTCATCAACTCGTTCATCTCTTGAAACATCTTTACTTTCATACAATTCAGATTTTTTTATATTTTTTATTAATTCACTTTTGCTCATAGTTGAATAATTTTTAAAAAGTCTCCCTTGTTTAACTATTCGTTTTAACTGCTCAACTGAAAATTTATTCAAATCGCTCATTTATATATTATTATATATTAATATAATATTATTTTATTATTAAAAAATTTTATTATATTGATATAATTTATTTTATTCACATTCACATTTTTTATGTTTAGGTTGTCTCCCTAATATAATACCCATTTTTTTAAACTTTTCTATTCTCTTATAACTTTGTTCTTTTTTATCTTTTAATTTTTGTCTTAATTCTTCTAAAATTTTATTTAATTCTTCTTCATCATCTTCACTATCTAAATAATCTTCTTCTAAATAACCTTCTGCTTCTGGTTCTGATTCTGGCTCTATAACCTTTTCCTTTTGTTGTTGTATTATTTTAGCCATCTCGCTTAACTCATCGTTTTCTGAGTCATAGTTGCTCACTGAGTAACTATGACTTGTAAATGGCATATTTTTTTTTTTAGCCTCAAGCATTTCAAATAAATCTTTATATTGTGGTTCTTCCTCCTCTTCTGTATCATCCTCTAATACTATATCTTCTGGTTCATTCATTCTTGCTTTAAAATTATGTATCAATGTATTTATATATTCATCCCTTTGTTTATCATCAATTCTTGATTCATATAAATCATTTTTTATTTTATTTACAAATTCCTGCATTCGTTCATTTATATCTTTTTTAGCAGGTTTATTTAATCTATCTTTAATATTATGTAATGTATTCCATATATATGCATCTCTTTTTTCATCTCTCAATTTACTTTCTTCTAATTCTGCTTTTATTTTATTTATAAAACTTTTCATTTGCATATTAATATTTGGTTTGTCTTCTTTTACTTCTTCTATAATAGCCTTTTCTTCTGGTTTTAATGATTTAAACTGTTGCATAAATAATTCTTCTGGAGATAGTTTAGTTGTTTTTATTACTTCTTTTGGTATAATTGTTTCAATTAATTCCAAATCTTTTAATGGGTCGGTGATTCCTTGTTCTTCTTGCCATTTATGATATTCGGCTATTTCCTTTTCCCGTTTTTCGTCATCTTCTTTTTGTTTTTGTTTATAGGCATCAGTGCCTCGTATTTGTTTCAAGGCTTCCATAAAAGCATCTGGGTTTTTATCAGTATTTAGTTTATACCATTTCGATGCTTTTATACCAGCAATCAGAGCATCTTTTTTTAATTTGGAAAAATTTTTAAAAAGATGATTAATGCTTACAAGTTCCTTCAATTGTTTGACATTTAGTTTATTTAAATCCATATTATAATATATTATAATATTATAAATAATATACCTTTATATCTCTTTCACTTTATTAATTTATTAGGTATATATAATAAATATAAATCTAATAAATTATTTCTTTTGTTTAGGAACATAAGATGCACGGGCTTCGTTCATTGCTTGTTTCAACGACATACCGGGATTAGCATTCATATGTTCTCTTAAATGTAGAATCCAGGGATTAGTGTTCTTTGCTTTACTAAATTCAGATGCTTTTACTGGAACTTTAGTTTGTTTTTTTGCTTTCTTAACTGGTTTTTTGTCAGCCATTGTATTATTATATATATTATATTATATATTTATATTTAATTAAAATAAACTCACCATTATATTTTTCTGTATATATCGTTAATTTTAGATGTATGCATAAATTTATTTTCTATTTTCTTATCTTCTGCTTCTTTTTCTAATATACTTTTTTTACCCTTGCTTAGATGTGATATTATTATATGTCTTATCATTGATGTTGATATGTTTTTACCAGCATGTTTAATAAATATTTTATTTAAAAATTTAGTTATACCATTACTTGTTATACTATTTTTTCTATCTGACTGAGTTAAATAAAATCCTGAAATATTATGTTTTAACCAAATATTTATCAATCTATTTAATTTATTATTTATATTAAATACCCTACCACCTAATGATTTTTTATTTTTAAATTGATTTATTATAAATTGTTTATTTCCATTATTTATTAATAAAAAATTATTATTATCTTTTTCATCATCATTTAATTTATCATATTTATTTTTTTTAATAACTATCATATTAGCAAAATCATTTCTTATAGGATAGTCTAAATATGTTCTAAGTATTACAAGTTGCTGTAATAAATTATATTCATTATTATTTAATTTATCTTTTTTTAATATATTATCTAATTTAATTTTTTGAGTAATATTATTTATAATTTTTAATAGGTCATTATATTCTAACCAATTATCTTTTTGTTTATCGGTTTTTTCTTGTTTTTTTAACCAATTATAATAATTATCTGTTAATTCTTTTAATTTAATCTGGTATTTATCTATTAATTTTTCATTTTTATTTTTTTCTGATGATAGAGCAACAATTATAGCAGTTAATTTATTTTTTTTACTTGTTATTTTATCTAAATCATTAATATAATCCATAACTTTATCATAATTTTTTAAAAAATTAATATCATCTAATTTTGTATCACCATCTATATTTTTTTTTATAATTTTTAGAGCACATATATAAGTTTTTAAACTACTATCAGATATATTTCTACTATCTTTAATTTGTTGTTTAATATCCATTTATTATTATATTACAAAAAAAAATATATATTTATTCTATATTATTTTTTTATCGTCTTTTTAGCATTTTTCTATTATAACCACCGCCTGATACACGCCCGCCTGACAATTTATTAGCAACACCTGCTACATCTCCCACTGTTCTGGCTACACCTGCAACTGGTGCCAAAAATGGTACGTGTTCTGCTACATCTCCAACAACTTTAGCACCTTTCTGTATTCCTCTACTAACTTTTCTTACTGTATTTTTTAGATTACTCCAGAAAGAACCACCTTGAATATTTTCATACTCTGCGTGTCCTAACTCTGGACTGTTCTGTGTTGCCAAAACAACTTCTTTTGTAAGATTACCCAAACTGGCACGTCCCATATTTTCAGCAATGCTAAATGTACCTTCCATCATAAATACAGTAAAGAAGTCTCCAGTAAAGAAGTTAGAACTTTCATTTTTAACTCTAAGTTGTACCTGCATTGTATATTGCCCTTGTACTCCTGGAGCCTCATTGTCCAATAAACCTATATCTTTACCAAAATGAAGACATAAAACACTACCCCTATGCTTTTTAAATTGGCTCCATGACAAATCTAAACCATTTCTGCTACATATATTATATAAATCTTGTTGTGTAGCATTAGCCAATAAACCACTTTGATTATTCCACAATATATTTACATTTTCAATAGACAAAAACGAGTCACTGGTATTTTGATTACTTGTGTTTCTTTCATGTCTAACATATAAATAAACTTTTCTTGGAATTTGAGACAATTTAATTGAATCACTATAAATTGTTGTTGATGAACCAGCAGCTAAAGGTTCAACACGTTTAATATAGTCCTGTGATTTATGATATGGTAAAGTCTGCAACTGTGGCAATTTCATAGACAAATCAGGGGTTAGGAAAGTAGTAAGAATTTCGGGTGCTTGATAAAAATCAACAGTTACATTTGTAATAGCGTTACCAGCACTCGAATGACTTAAAACTTGTGATAAATTTGATTTAAACCTATAAGCGATATTAAATTGATTAACATTAACAAAACCCTCATCAGCAGGACCATAACCACTCATAAAAGGACTCATAAAAATAGGTTCTGTTACAACCGCTCTAAATTTACGAGCAGATATAACTTCAACAACAAAACCACCTCTGGGGTCATATGGTGATTCGCCATAATCAGCCAAAGGATTTTTAGCACTACCATAAACTTGCCAATCTGAGTATTCTTGGTATGCATCTGGTTGAGATGGAGAGGTGGAGCATCTTTGTCTCATTTTATAATCTGTTCCATAACATAATAGAGCATGCAATTTATCAGAAACATTATCAGATATTGATTCACCGTTAATTTGAACAGTTAGAACATCAGTAATACTATGGATTGGGTATTGTCTTAATGCATCATTAGTTCCTAATTGTAGGTCTTGGTCTGTTTCAACTTCTAAATAACATCGTATTTTCATTTCTCTGTCAGTAATTGTCTGGGTTGATGGAGGGTTAATAGTAAAAAGTGCTTGTGCATTACTATAACTATCAGCGACATTAACTTGCTGTGTATATCTCATAGCACCTTTAAAAACAATATGGTTTTTCTCAACATCTGGTTTAACATTGACAACTGGTTCATAAACTTTTACGGTTTCCATTATTATATATTATTATATTATATTAAAATATAATATTTTTCATATAAATTATTATATTTTAGCATAAAAAATTATTAAAAACTATATTATTAAAATAATTGTGTTTTACTTTCTTAAAATTTTAATAATATTATATCAGTCATGTGTGTATGGTTGCCTATCGTCTGCATTTTTGTTATATTATACAAACTTTTGAGACACCACCACCAACACAAAATAAAATAATAGAATAGAATAATCCGCTTGCTCTCGAATGGTGGCGAGTGGTGAGTTGTGAGTTTAATTTAAATTAATTTATTTTTTATTTTTTATTTTTCCAAAAAATTTAAAAAAAAAAAAATAAATTTTGTGATAAACCCACCAAACCCACCACTACTCATCACTTTTAATATATAATAATAATAATAATATATTAATAGTGTAAAATAAGATGATAAAATAATTTTTTTAAAATATTGTTTTGTGTTGGGTTAAAATTAAACCCTGCACAAACCCAACACAACCCACCACTTTTATTATTAAATTATTTTTTATTATTCGATTATTATTATAAGTATAACAGTGTCCCATACGTGAGCAAAATTTAATAAATAACATAAAGGACGCATTGAGTTGTCGTAAATGTATTACTAGGACTAGCGGCTCCCCATTGAGCAGTGATATTAAGAGTGTTTAATATGGTGGTGTCGAAATTTGTATTTTCAATACTATGCACAGATTGACCAATTAAAGCATTTTGACTATCGACATTTTGCTCATATTTACCTCTAAAACTGAAAGAAGCAACACCAGCACCACCTAAAGCACGTATCGTAAAATAAAATTCTATTCCCCACCATTTACCTGTACTTGTTGGTACCGTAATAGTTGGTATTGTACCTAAAAGTGTGCTCCCTGTACTACCTCCGTATAAGCGTATTGTTAAATCTGTGTTATTTAGACAACTCATAACACCTCCAGCACTCACACGGTAAGAACCTGCTAATCTAAACTTATCAGCCGGAACACTTAAACTTCCCTGCCCACTTCCAATGATTGTGCTTTCTGTTGTTGTATCTGCAATAACAACAGAACTTGTTTGAGAAAAACTTCCACCAGCAGGTGTCAGGTTATTGATAGATGCAATATTAAGATTACCTTTGCTTGTTGTAATTGTGTTTGTAAAATTAATATCAGTCCCATTATAATTAAACTCATTTGACCCAGCTACGAATTTCATCTCGTTTGAACTAGCTACAGTTGCACCACTGTTTAATTTTGCTGCGATAACTATACTGTTTTGTGGAACGGCTAAACCCTCGCCTGCTCTATCACCAATCACTACAGACCCATTACCAATCCCACTACGGCCTGCTTGATTGCCGATGCACACGTATTTTTGTCCGTTTGTTAAAGCCAGAGCGTTTTGAGCTTCGCAGCCGATAACAACACTGCATACACCAGCAGTGCTTTGACGAGCCGTGCTATTACCAATCACTACAGACCCAATGTTAGGCGGTGCTAATTCACCTGCTAAACGCCCAACTGTAGTTGATAAAGTTGCTGCCCCATTTTTACACGCCCCCGAGCCGATAGCTATAACAGAATTAGATACTCCTGCACTACCAGCATTACGTCCTATTAGAACAATTTCCGATGCAGTTTGATTATTAGCATACACGTTCTGACCGAGATGTATTTCGCTGTCTTCTGTTATCAGTTCCCCATCTATAAAGAGTTTATTGTTGACGTGTGTCTCTCCTGCAACTGTGGTGGCTAAATCAATGTTCTGTGTCTTGCTTTCTAGGTCGCTTATTTTAGTTGTGAAGTTCTGACCATTAACTACAAGGCCTGACGTTTGATTTAAATCAAGGGTGGATAATCCTGCTTTCATTCTTATTTCGTTTTCTTGTGTTGTGTTAAGCCCTGATGTGTCTGCGTTGAGAACAATTGTTTTTGCATCTTGATTAGTCTGAGCAGATAATGCACCAATGGCGATAGCATTTGCTCCTTGATTTGTAAGTGCCGAGAGATTACCGATAGCAACAGAGCTTGCACCTTGAGCCGAAGTAGAACAAGCATTTTGACCTATGGCTATTGAGCCAATTCCCTGTCCAACATTGCACGCATTCTCACCGATAGATATACTGCCTGTACCTTGATTAGACTCAGAAGATAGACCACCGATAGCAATAGCTCCAGCAGATTGATTATTAGCACCTGCACGTTTTCCGAGAGAAACTGAATTAACCCCGCATCTGTTACCAGCTTGTGAACCAACACATACAGAACCATCTAAATTCCCTCCGCCAGATTGAAACCCGATACATACAGTGTTTGACCCCTGACCTACTGCTACACTTTCTCCACCAGCCTGAGAGCCAAGATTTGTATTTTTTTCGCCTGTATTTATAGCACCAGCCGAATATCCTATATTAGTGTTGTCTGAGCCAAGGTCATAACCACACTGAGAGCCGAATACTGTATTATCCACAAAAACAGTAGGATTGAAAGAAGATACATCTGACCCATAAATAACATGGTCAAATCCGCTATCAGAAAATGCAAAATCAGAATTCACACGACCGTCAAATTTAGTTAAGCCTGGTGCTGTATCGGAGAGATTTATATTTTGTGTTTTATTATTTAAATCTGTTATGTCAGGTAACACGTCACCATTAATAAGACCGACATTTGTTAAATTCAATCCTTGTAAATTTAAATCTGTTGGACTTTCAATTAATTTACTTTCATTAACTGTTGATGTATCAGTATTAGAAAATTTTACGTGCTGTCCTAATGCAACTGGTATTGCTCCATTATAAGTTAAATCTGCAGAGCCCGTATCATCAGGAGACCAAAAGGTGTTACCTGCTCCATCTGTGTGTAATGAATAATTAGGTTGTCCTTTGTCAGGAGTACTATAATTTATATCTCCATTTGATGTTGCCACTTTTAGATTGTTTGATACATTTATATCATGAGCATTTAAATCTCCACCAGATGGGAATGACATACTATCGCATACACAATTTAAACATTCTAAGGTTTCACATGCAATTTTTAAATTTAATGGTTTATTTCTTTCAATATTAGTAAATTTATTTAATGACATTATAATATATAATAATAAAACATTTTTTATAATAAATATATTTACATTATATATTTATATTATACACTATTAGTACCTTCAAATGAATCCTCAATTCTTTTATTAATTTTTTTTCTAAAATGTAATTTAACTTTTGCATTATCACCTCTAATTAAGCCTAATGGATATACCGAACCGGACTTATCAGTCCATGATATTTTTAAATCAATTTTATTTAATGGATAATTACTTTTTAAATCATAATATCTTATAGGTCCTTGTGGGAAAAATTGTAAAGTTTGTTGATTTTGTATTGATATGTTTGGTGTGAAATCTGTTAAAATTCTTCTTATAACGTTTTTTTGTCCTGCTAAGGCTTCCGCTTCAACTGGAATACTATTAGTTTCAAATATTAAATTATCAAATTTATTTATACGTTGGGCAGTTACAAATTCTTGAATCATAACAAATTGTGTAACTCCATTAACAACTTCTGTATTATCTTTTTTATCATATATTTCAAGTCTTAATCCCTTAGTTGGAAAAATCGGTGGCGGGACTGTACCATCTGTTGCCTCAAATGAAGACATTAAATTAAATAGGTCTTGTGAAAACATTACAGCAATAGCACTTGGGAAACTCCTATTATATGTTGTTTCAGCATGTAAAGAAAATAACTGAGTTACCGAGTCAAATGTTATATAAGGAGGAACAGTTTGTGGTGCAGCAGGAAAAGCCAGTTTTAAATCTAAATATGCAAAAAATAATGCATCGTTAATTGCTCTCACCCATTTACCATATGCCCATAACACATCTAAATTAGTTTTATACATTTTTCTGTCTGGCTGATATTGTAACTGTTTTTGGAAATCTTGACCGCCGAATGATAAAGTAACAAACCATTTATTATCAGGGTCCCAAACTAGTAAAGGTATTGTTGCTGTTGATATATTAAATTTTACAATACCAACCTCATAATCATTAGGATTGTCTAAAATCGGCACAACCCTATTTTCTGAAATTGTAGTTTCTTTAATAAAATCAGGTATTGTAGAATCATTAAATATATTTATATTATAATATATATTATTTGTTGTATCGAAAACCGTGCTATTTTTGTTATCGTTTCTTTGATTAAAATTAACAACTGCCATATTTATTATTATATTATATTAATATAAATTTTTTTATAATAAAAAACTAAATAAGTATTGACATAGCAGATATCCAAAAATCAGAGTCATAATATTGATTTTTTGTAAATAAATTAATAAATTCATTTAAACTTATATCTCTAAATCTTAGTCTCATTGCTACCCATCTACCGCATGTATTTACATGTTCTAAAACTTTTTGCAATTGTTTTTTATTATATACAAGTTTATATTTACTTTTACTTACTAATGCTGATAAATGAGGTACTAATACCCCATTATGCATTCTCATATTATAATCTGGTGCTATTTTTAATTCTTCATCAATATATAAACCATAACTATCAAAAAATTCTAATTCACCATTATTATTAATAAAAATACATACCCAATGACCAAAATTTTTTTTAGTTTCATATAGAATTACTGCCGCTTCATATAATTCTAATAATTCATTTATTGTATTATATTTTTCTAATTCGCTGTATGTAATTATTAGTGCTTTACCATCTATAATTCGTTTTATATCATTTTCTGTTAAATCAATACTTTCTGCATTATGAATATCTTTATCTATACCAGACATTTAATATATAATAATATAAAATAAAATATTATATATTATATATAAATGTCATTAAATAAATTTACTAATATTGAAAAAAATAAACCATTAAATTTAAAAATAGGATGTAAAAAACTTGAATGTAATGATGCAAGAATAGGAACGTTAGAAACCGATGGACCTTTATTGATAGGTAAATTACAACAGTATCAAACTGTTTCAGTATCAAATACCGCATTAGAATTTAGTTTATTCTCTAATAGCGGATTTTTCGGTTCTCGTGAATTTCAACCTAATGAGATTAAACCAGGCCGCATTTATAAAATGCGAGTTGTAGGTGATATTGTATCATTATCAGGGGAATCTATTACTTTTAGGTTATATCTTGGTCCAACAGCAACACAAGTAAAATTAATAGAATTTCAAACTTCACCTCCTTTTGGTAGTGCTCAAAAGCAATTTTCTTTAGAGTTTAACCTTATTGCTCATACTGATAATCCTAATGATAAATTAAGCACTACAGCATTATTTGATGCAGTTAATAATGCTGGTGCTGTATATAATAATGGTCAAAAATCTGATGTAATTTTTGACTTCTTTAATACATTACAAGAAGTAGATATAACTGCACAATGGACATCGGCGTCTAACGCTAATATTCTTAATGTTCAACAAATTCAAGTAGAAAGGTTAAGATAAATTATTAATATAATAAAAATAAAATATATATTAATAATATAATAATAAATGTCATTAAATAAATTTACTAATATTGTAAAAAATAAACCATTGAATTTTGAAATTGGATGTAATAAATTAGAATGTGATGATGCAAAAGTAGGGCAATTAATTTATAATGGACCTTTATTTGAAGGTAAATTAGGGCAACATGAAGATGCTATACTTACAAATAGAATAGACGATGCAAGTATATTTGGAGATTTACCGCCCACGTATATAGGTAGTCGTGATTTTGATGCTAATGAAATGAAAGATGGTTATGCTTTTAAAGTAAGTGCATCTGGTAGCATGACATCAATTTCTGGTTCAAATTTAAGTTTTAACGTTTTTGTTGGACCTGCTGTATCTCCTTTACAAATATTTAATTTAGTTATGAACCCTTTACCTGATTTTGTAAGTTCAACAGGACTGTGGACATTAGATATAAAATCTGTATGCACACGTAAGACAACCCTTAATGATGACCCAGAACGACAACTTATGTATACGACTGGGAGTTTCAGAGTGACTATGCCAAATGGTCCAGACTTTATTACGTATTTTAGAGGTAATGCTGCAGGTGGAATAGGTAATGAGGTAGAAAATAATTTTTGGGACTCTGTTCAAACATTAGATGTTACAGCTAAGTGGAACGTTTTAAATATTGCTAATTCATTCAATGTTGAAAAAGTAATAGTTGAACGAGTAAGATAAATAAAAAAATATATTTGTAACTATTTATAAAATATTTTATAAATATATATATATATAATAAATGTCATTAAATAAATTTGTTAATATTGCAAAAACTAAACCTTTAGAATTGGATGTTGCATGTCAAGATTTAGAAGCAGATATATTAAGTGTTGAGTCCTTAAAAATAACATCAAGATTGTCAGATAATTTATACGTTGGTTATAATGCTGCAGGTGGAAATAATACAAATCAAGAAATCAGTCTTTTTCCATCTACGTTTCATGGTAGTAGAACCTTACCAGAAAATACCTTAGAAGATGGTTATACGTTTTCATTATATTTTCGAGGATTCTTATATACTAAACCTGGTGAAGTAATTACAATAAAATTGTATGGTGGTGTAAATTCACAGGATGTAATGAGTATATTTCAATCACAACCTCTAACTGCTATGATTGGTCAAGGATATTGGTATTTAAGATTTGATTGTATTTGTTTTGATGGTAATCAAGTAAAAACAACTGCACGATTTATAACAGCAGATGAAAATTTAAAGTCTGTTGAATTTGGAGCAACTACGTTATCAACTCTTGACTTCTCACAAGTGAATACTTTAAATGCAACATTAAAATTTACTAATGCCGACTTATTAAACCAAGTTGTAAGTCAAGAACAAGAGATTACAAGAACAAGATAATAATATAATAATATAATAATATAATATATAATATAATATATAATGTCTGAAAAAATTATATGTGGCTTAGGAAAACTACCTAAAAATGGAAGAAGAGGGACGGCAAAAGAATGTTTAGCTAAAAATCAAGTTAGATATTGGGGAAAAAATGCTGTTCCTGATAATGTAATGCAAAGTAAAGACTTGATGTCACCAGACAAAGAATTAATTAAATTAAAACAATTTGAAATGCAATTAAAAGGTTTATCTACAAGATTACAAAGAATGAAAGATATGAAAAAACCAGACGAACAGGCAATTGACAAATTAAAAGAAAAAATAAAATTAGTTTTAGCAGAATATAAAACACAAAAAGAAAAGTATGAAGATGCTAAAAAATATATGGTTGAAGACGACGATGATGATGATGAAGATGACGATGATGATGAAGGCGAACCTGAAGAATCAAAATGGATGAAAATTTTAAATGCTCATAAACAAGAATTAGCAAAACAAAAATTAATAAATGCTAATAAAGAAAAAGCAATATTGGCTTTAATAGAAAAATATAAAAAGTAATTTACAATATAATAAAATCAATATAAATGTGTTAATTTTATTATATATAATTTCTTAATAAATAATATAATAATGGTTAAATCTATAAAAGAAATAATGAAAGAGTATGAGAATTTAGAATTATCAGAAACTGAACCAGATTCTGACACACAATCAGATAAACAACTTGAGGATATATCAGAAGTTGATAATGATTTATTAATTCCGTATGAAAATGAAATAAAAGATATGTTAAAAGATTTTACAAAAAATGTTGATGAATTAATAAATGATTTTAAAAATAAAGGTAATTTGACAGATAATGATAAAAATGAAATAGAAAAATATTTTGATGAAGATTTAAGTATTATTAAACATAATTTAGAATCAATATATAATGAAATAGGTAATTCTGATTTTTCAGAAAATTTTTATGGTTATATTGATAATGAAATAGAAAAACAAAATCAAAAAATTAATAATTTTATTAAATAGGCAATTCTGTATCTTCTATTATTGATAATCTATTATTTATTTCGGATAACATAATATCATAATCTTCACTTGATAAATGATTTCTAAATAATTTACTTGATATATCACGGTAAATATCAGTATATTGTAAATATGATACTTGGTGAGAATGTAATTTATTTTCTAATTCATAGGCTGTAACAATTGCACTTGTAACTGTACTTATACTCGTTGTTGTCAATGCTACAATTAAAGATATAATAGATACAGGGGACATAGATATAACTAATGAGCAAACAGATGCAGCATTAAGAGCATTAATACCACTTTTTAATATACCATTTATTTTTTTTAATTTTCTGAATTTATTATAATGTTTTGTTTTTTTATATTTAATATCATTCAAACAATCTTTAATAAGTTTATTTTTTTCTTTTTTATTACCTGAATATTGTTTTTTTAAATTAACCAATTCAATTTTTGGTTCTTCATTTGTTTCTTTATTCA